TTAGTATTGTCTTTGTATTCTTCTAGATAATTCAAAAACTCGTTGCATGATATTATATCATTATTAAAATTAATATTATGTAAACTAATAATAAATACTTTGGATTTATCAATACTTTTTAAAACTTCTAATGTGAACTTATCTACAACATGTTCATCTAAATCAATTATAGTTATTTTTGATAAAAAATTTGATATTAATAATGGTTTAATATCTATTTCTTCAACACCACCTTTATTTGCTCTCAATTTTTTTGTTTCATCACTATTTATCAAATTATACAACCTCTTATAGTCTGTTGATTCTAATTCCCTTTTTAATAAATCAATTACTGAATTATTTAATACTGACGGATAAAATGGTGGCTTTAACCTTGATTTTAACACAACATTAATTCTTTTTGAAGAAGACATTTTGGCAATTATAGATAATTCATATTCACGATATAAAAAATATCTAATATTATATTTTTCCATATTTATTTGTTCTTTGTGTATTCTTCTTTTTATTTCTTCTCTATATTCTCTATATTTGTCTGTTAATTTGGGTATACGTCCTGTGCTGTTTTGAGTTGAGGCAGCGGTTATTTGCGGAGGTGTTTCTTTCGTTTTTGCTGGAGCTGATGCTGCTACCGCTCTTGGTGTTGCACTCCGATGTGATTCAAATAATTGCACATCACCAAGATCAACTGTATCATTTTGTGGTGATGTCGCTATTGGAGGCGGGTCAAATGATTGCACATCACTACTAACAAATGTATCAGGTTGTTGTGATTGTACGGGGTCTGGAGCATTAGCAACTCTTCTATATCTATTTCTATTAAATAATTTTGAAAGTTTTTGCATTATTTAATCTTCTAAAAGAAAATTATATAATTATAGATAAAATTTAATGCGAATGGGCTTAATTAAGATTTGCATCACATATGATAAATAATTCATACATTATTATTAATTATTACCAAGTTATAATCTATATATTTCATGTTTTTACCAGGTACATATACCAGATCCATATTGTTCCCTTCTGTAGAAAAAAGCAGGGTTCTTTCATTTTTTCCATTACTTATTATCATATGATTTCTTTTAATTGTATTTATATTATATTCTTCATTATATTCTATAATTTTTATTATATTTTCATTTTTAAAAATATAATAATAACTACTAGCATTAATAATATTATTATTGAATATTAACATTTGTAGTTTTTTTAATTTAATTAACGTTCTTAAGAAAGAATATTCAAAATCCTCTTGAAAACGAAAAGGTTCTTTCCCTTTCCATGTATCAAAATCGCGAATAATATTAAAATTACTAAATTCAAGCCAAACTATATTAGTCAACTTTCCAATAATATCTAGAAAATTGTTAAAATTCTTATCTATTTTAATATTTTGTAATATTAATTTTTCAATTTGAGTATTTTTTTTAAGATATTCCAAGAATTTAGTGGCAACATCATGATTTTTGAAAGTAATATTACGCAAAATGATAGTAGATACTTTGGAGTATTCAACTGTCCAATTTAAAAATTTTAATGTTTGCTCGTCTATTACAATATTATGCAAGTCAATTGTTGTTATATTAGCGAGTAAATATCTATTAATATCATCTAAATTGTTTGCTTTTAGTGTTGGTATTAAAGGGTACAAATGAGTATTTGATTTTAATTGTTTCAAATATTCAGAATTGAATACAGAAGAATTATTTTTAAACAGTTTCTCGAAGATAATTATTCCAAGAGTATCAGCATCAATTATGCTAAACCATTTTTTTTTAGATTTTTGCACTGCTCTCATTTCTGCCGCGGTTGCCCTAATTTCTCTTGCTCTTGCTTCTGCTGATGTTCTTGCTCTTGTTCTTGCTTCTGCTGATGTTCTTGCTCTTGTTCTTGCTTCTGCTACTACTGTGTTTGTTGTTCTTGATCTCATTTCTGCAGCTGTTGCCCTAATTTCTCTTTCTCTTGCTTCTGCTGATGATTTTGCTCTTGCTCTTGCTTCTGCTGATGATTTTGCTCTTGTTATTGCTTCTGCTGATGATTTTGCTCTTGTTATTGCTTCTGCTACTACTGTATTTGTTGTTCTTGATCTCATTCTCTTGCTTTTGCTCTCTTGTGTCGATGTTGTTGTATTAACTTTTTGTGCATGGGGTGATATTGGTTTTGCTACAGCGCGTGGCGTACTCATATATGTTTCTATATTTATTAAATTTTTTAAATTAATAACACATCTTATAATTTATCTCGAATATATCGAAGTTTTGTAAAATGACAATGAAACCAAATAAGAATTATATCACGATACAATATATATATTACATAAACCTTAACAATATGCAATGTCATATATTATTATAATATGCAAACAATTAGACAAGATATATGAATAATAAATATATATAATAAATAATAATAGAAAGAGCAAAAAATATTAATTATGAATGGAATATGCCCTTTGTATGATTTCAATACATATTTGAAGTTTATAGGGTTAGTATCTTTGATTATGATTTTGATTATAACTGGTCTATATTATACGTACGTATATCATTGTAGTATTTTGGAGAAGTATGAAACTGGTATTGTAAAGGAAGATACAATAAGAAGCAATTTAGGTGAATCTGGTAATCGTAGTACATTCCCTAAAAATAAATATCCTGGGCTCAAAATGCAAAAACCAAGTATTAGTGAATGCGATATTTTAACTGATCAAAGTAAGAAAACAGAATGTATTCAAAGAATAAACAATGCAGAGAAAAATGACAAATATAAGTTAAGAGATTGTACGGTTTATTTTGTAAAGGATGAAGATAAAATAAAAGAGTGTGATGCTGATACAGGAGACAAGAAAACGTGCAGTTATACATTTAAAGGCTGGCAAGAGTTTGACACATATACCGATAATTATGGAAGTAATATAATATATCCAAAAAAAATATATACAAAGGATTATACAAATACAGACAAATTAGTTAATTCGTATTTTACAAGTAAATGTTTCAAAGAGTTTGACTTCAGTGGCAAAGGGCAATCGCAGTCATTTGAGTTTAAAGAAAATGACCTTGTTAAGTTCGACTCCAAAGGTACTGCAAGAAATACAGAGGTAGATACAAATATATTTAATGGATTGAGATATACGTCGATACAATTCTTAAATGGTGATAATGCGAACGACAACTTCACAAGAGTAATAGATAGTATTTGCGACATAAAATATAGTCCAATCGCAAAACTTACAGATAAGAAGTTTTATAAGTTTGAATTTGATAGTAATGATAATTTTTCTAATATTACAAAGGTTGCAATAAATGCAGATCAAACTGCGTTTACTACAATACCGCCGGATAATGCATTAGAAGATTTTGCGTCATTTGTTTCACATGGGATTTGTTATGATTTAACAAACAAAGATAATAAACCATTTAAAATATTCATTAAACCGAATATTACTATAAAGGCAAATATATATACATTTAACTATGTATCGTATTTATGCGAAGCAACGCAAATTAAGAATTATACGAAGGTTCGCGCAGAAATAAATGGGAGTTCAATGATGAGTTTTAATAATATGCCTTCAACAACTGTAAATATTTCATTAGGAAGCGACATTAGTTTAGATGCACTTGACAAAAATAAGTATAGCGTCGACATGGTTGATTATAAAACTGATATAACGGAAGATTTAGAAATTAAGATTAAAGATTTAACACAAAAAATTATTGATAATAATAATATAGCTATTAAAGCCGAGGAAGCAAAAATAGTTGCAAAGGATGCTGAAATTATAAAAGGGCTTGATAATCAATCAAACTTCGGAGAGAAAGATAATAAGCGTTTTACAGATATTATAAACTTAAAAAAGAAGGATGGTGTAAGCAGAATATTTGATTATCCGCAGGGCACTTATAATATACAAAAATCAACTATAAATATACCATTAAATGCAAAAATAAATTATATCAATGGAAATGAAATATGTATGATATTTAATAATATTAATAACAACCAATATACTTCTACATTTAATCTATCAATACCTGCTGGCACAACATATGTTTGCGATATATTAATAGTTGGAGGAGGTGGAGGCGGAGGTCAATTTGGTGGAGGTGGAGGAGCCGGTAGAGTTTTACTTGGAAAAAGCAAGAATTTGACAGGTTATAGTACTATTAATGTTGGAAATGGAGGATGGGGACAGTGGCCTTACTGGTATGGAAACGGGAATAACGGGAACCCGAGTTCTATTGTAATAAATAATGAAACGATTACTGCAGAAGGAGGAGGAGGAGGTGGCTCTCGCTCATGGTATAATTGGAATGGTCGTAGTTGGGATTGGCATGGTAGAACAGGGAATGAAGGAGGAAGTGGCGGTGGAGGTTCTCATTCAAATGATGGAAATACACAGGGACAAGGAGGAGGAGCTAAATTTACAAGGTTTAATGGATGGGAAACTTATGGGAATAGAGGAGGGGTAGGGAAACCGGGGTTTCGAACAGGAAAACAACCAGACCACAGTTCGGGTGGAGGAGGTGGTGCTGGTGGCGAAGGATGGAATTATGATCCAGATACTGGCGGAGGTAATGGTGGCAAAGGGATAGATATGTCTGCATACTTTGGTAAAAATGTGGGACATAATGGATATTTTGGAGGAGGAGGAGGAGGAAATACTTATTGGGGGAGTGGTTATAAGGGATATGGGAATGGCGGTAATAACTTATATGGTGGAGGTGGAGACGGTGGGTTCGATGGGTATACTGAAACATCTGGAGTAAATGGATTAGCAAATACGGGGGGAGGAGGTGGTGGAGGGAAATGGGATGATGATTGGGGAAATTGGTGGAATATTAAGGGTGGCAATGGTGGGTCTGGAGTTGTAATAATAAAAATTAAAAATATATATATAAGCTCTATCCCAGATTCAATAGTTGATAATGTTTATACGAACTGGCCTAACTATCATATGTATATGGGACCTAATATACTTCAAAATAATTTTATTGCAGGATTTATATTTTTACAAGCAGGATATTACAGATTTAAGGTGGATATAAGTGTTGATTGGATTTATAAGAATAATCAATGGGTGAATAGAGATGGGTCTCCGAGTAATAATATATATTCGGAGTTAATGATATTTGACGAAAGTAATTTTGACAGAAGCACATCAAAATATAATGGTAGAAAGGTATTTAAACATAATATCTATAACGGGCAATACAGACCTTCATATTTAAAACAATATATATATATACCAACGAGTAAATTTTACAGGATTGGATATCGTTGCACAACATATAACAATACGCAATGGTCAATGTGGTTAAGATATAATATGTATAGTACATATTTAAAAGATACTCCAATAAATTTAGAGAATACTATTCCATCACAATTAATGGCATGGTATAAGTTTGATGGCAATAGTAATGACAGTACAACTAATAATTATATATTGAGAGATAATGGTGGAAATAGATATTCAGATGATACTAATAGAAAATTTATAAATACGAAAAATGGTTCTTTAAAGGCGACATCAATTCCATTAAAAGAGATGAGTTTTAGTATATCTGTTTGGGCGAGATATAAAAATAGCAATGGTGGTTTCTTTATTCTACAAGGGACATCACATGGAACTAATTTATATTTACATATAGGTGCGCGTGGAAATAATGCATATTGTTTAGCATTTTATGCGAATGATCTTGAAGCGCGTGCATCAGGAAATCCTTCAGAATATCCTGACGATGTAAATAATTGGGTTCATTTAGTTTATGTTGTCGAGAAAAATGTAAATTCAACATATAATAGAAAAATATATAGAAATGGTGATTTGATAAGCGCAGATACAAGTGGAACTGCATTTATAGGAAATGGAGATTTACGCATTGGAAATAATGTTGATGTAGATATTAGCGATTTTCTTATATTTAACAGGGCAATTTCAAAAGAAGATGTTGAATCATTATATAATACAGTTTTAAGTTCAAGCACACCTGCGTTTACATCAACATATGTATCGCTTGCAAGCCCGGCGGATGATAATAAAAATGACGACCCCAACTTATTTACAACATTTAACATGGCTGCGATTAATAACAACATGGAAAGTTATTTATTTAATGGTAGTACCATATTTAATCATTATAAAAACAAGGATAAATATTTTGATATATTCAAAACGATTAATTATGAAAATAATAATTCTAAAAATTATCAAGCATTAGCAGTTTATCTTGATACTGAATCATCACTTGATTATACAGGTAGAACAACACCAATTGATTTTTTTAAGATTGCAGAATTTAGAACAGAAAGAACTAAATCCGTTAATAAAAAGAAAGAGATTGAAGATGGATTACCTGCACAAATATTAGGGAATAGTGAAATACAAAAGGTAAATAAATTGTTGAATGCAATAAATAATATAGATTATAATGCAAGATTAAAAATTATAAATCCGACGCGGAAAGCCAATTCATCCATAATATCTATATTCGGAAGTGATTATAAAAATTTTTATACATATGAAAAGATTACAACCAAGGATGTTATTAGTAATGTTATAAAACCTCCTTTAACTACAACGATATATATAGAGGCATTGAAATAGATATGTTTAAGTTTATAATGTATATTATTTTATATATATATTATAATAATGATTACCGTAGATACAAATAATATTGATTTTGATATTAACGCAAGTACATCTATATTTATTGAGAATAATAATAACATAATATTCAAAACAGCTGGGACAAACAAGATGTCTCTTTTTAATAGTGGTAATTTAAGAATAATAGGAAAATACGAAGATATTAATGGTAATATTTTGGATAAT